AGACTGGAAGCTCTGACTTCAGGGCTTCTAGGGCCTCTTTTGACCAGAATCCGGGCCATAAAGGGTTTCCATTGGGCATAATTGCCGGAAAATCAATGATTTCCCACTGATCTACGCCATCTTTCCCTGAATTCTTGAGGATTTGGCCTGTCAAATCCCTCTTTGACCATCGAGTCATCACAATAATGATGGCTCCACCCGGCTGGAGACGTTGTCGAGGGCCAGATGTGTACCATTCATACACATTATCAAAGACTGCGGGGTTGCCTTGCTTGGCTTCTTGTTCAGAATGGGGGTCGTCAATGATTAAAAGGTCTGCTCCTTTACCTGTGACAGCGCCCCCAACACCAATAGCAAAATAATCACCACCCACGTTAGTGTTCCAACGACCGGCGGCTTTTGAATCGCTCGACAGCTTAGTTTGAAACACTTTCTGATAATGTTCAGAGGAGACAAGATTCCTAACCTTCCTTCCAAATCCGGTAGCAAGCTCTGCGGTGTGTGCAGTCTGAATAATCTTCTTCTCAGGGTACTTTCCTAGAAACCACGCAGGCAAAAGAAAAGAAGCAAACTCAGACTTGGTATGCCTAGGAGGCATATTAACAATAAGACGTTTAAGTTCTCCCCTAGCCACTCTCTCAAAAGCATCTGCCATCACCTTGTGATGCGCCCCAGACAAGGCAGTGATCACCGCAGACCAATTGAAGCGGGAACTGTCAGGACATATGAAGCTGATGGAGCAAGGCAAGGCCAATGTGCTAGACGTAGAGGCCAAGAGCATGACCCGTTTAAACGCATCACCAGAGCCAGATGCCTAGGTGCATGAGGTGCGTGTAAACGTACATTAGCCCCCCCACCGCCCCCCGACCCCCACTTGGCACGATGCGACACCCCTCCGCCTATTACGCTCGAATCCACACAAACATTTACCCTCCAAATAGGAAACACCCCCCCTTCAATTCCAAATCGTTCACCCCACCCCTATATATATTTTTAATTTACCCCTTGCGAACGTTCGCATATGCGTTTAAACTACAGAAGAAGCGTTTAAACATGACCAAACATCGCCAATTAGTACTAGAGTTCATACGTGCCTACATCAGGTTGCACGGAGTTCCTCCGTCTTATGAAGTTATTGCCAAGGGGATAGGATTGAGTTCTAAGTCAAATGTCCACAGGATTGTCCATAGACTAAAGGAAGACGGTCACCTGACCGTCCGGCCTTATAAGTTTCATTCAATCAAGCTGGTCGATACAAGCGTGCGTGAAGTGGTACGTCTATGAGCCTCCTTACCCACGAAGAGATTAAGAACTACATGGCAATGGCTCCGAAGGCATCTAAGGAGAACCGTGCAAAGATCCAAGCTTTACTAGAGATGGACAAGGTCGAACGCAGTAAGGAGTCCTTTCTTTATTTCGTTACCCAGATGTGGCCTATCTTTATCTCTGGAGCGCATCACAAAGTGATGGCAGATGCTTTTGAGCGTGTTGCTAGGGGAGAGCTTAAGCGTCTTATTGTTAATATGCCTCCTAGGCATACCAAGTCTGAGTTTGCTTCTTTTCTTTTGCCTGCGTGGTTTTTGGGGAAGTACCCTGAGAAGAAGATTATTCAGACTGCTCACACCGCAGAGCTTGCTACAGGTTTTGGAAGGAAGGTTAGGAATCTTGTCTCCTCTGAACATTATCAGAAAGTGTTTCAAACTAAGCTGTCGAGCGATTCAAAGGCCGCTGGTCGCTGGAACACTAACGTGGGTGGTGATTACTTTGCTATTGGTGTTGGCGGCGCTGTTACAGGTAAGGGCGCAGATCTCTTAATCATTGACGACCCCCATTCAGAGCAAGAAGCCAAGCAAGGCAACCCCGCAGTGTTTGATAATGTGTATGAATGGTACACATCTGGCCCTAGACAGCGTCTCCAGCCGGGTGGAGCCATCATTATTGTGATGACTCGGTGGTCAAAGAGGGATTTGACAGGCCAAATCCTCAAGAATTCGGGTAAAGACGGCGTAGATCAGTGGGAAATCATTGATTTTCCGGCAATTATGCCCAATGGGAACCCTTTATGGCCCGGATTCTGGTCAAAAGAGGCTCTAGAAGCCCTGAAATCAGAGCTTCCAGTCTCTAAATGGGAGGCTCAGTACCAACAGAACCCCACATCTGAAGAAGGTGCGATTGTTAAACGGGAACATTGGCGTATTTGGGAAGAGAAACGTCCTCCTGAGTGTGATTACATCATCCAATCTTGGGACACTGCCTTTGAAAAGAACAATCGGGCAGATTATTCAGCCTGTACTACATGGGGTGTCTTTCAACACCCCAATAAATCTGGTGAGTTAAAGCCAAACATCATCCTTTTGGATGCATTAAAAGAACGCATGGAGTTTCCTGAACTCAAACGCAGAGCATTAGAGCTTTACCAAGAGTTTGAACCAGATACCTTGATCATTGAGAAGAGAGCCGCTGGCGCTCCATTGATCTATGAGATGCGGAAGATGGGAATTCCTATCGCAGAGTATACGCCGGGCAAAGGAAACGATAAGATATCGCGTGTAAACGCAGTCTCTGCTTTGTTTGAGTCTGGCATGGTCTGGTGTCCCGATACCCGATGGGCAGAAGAAGTCATGGATGAGATGGCCTCCTTCCCCAACGGAGATCATGACGACCTTGTGGATTCAAGCAGTCAAGCCTTGATGCGGTTTCGACTCGGGGGCTTTATCTCCATCGACTCTGATGAAGAAGATGAGCCTTTAAATTACCGCCGAAAAGTAGCTTACTACTAAGGAACAATATGAGTATTGAACAATCATTGAGCCAAGCCCCACTGGGTTTAAAAGATGTAGAGCTTGACGACACACCAGTCATTGAGATTGAAATAGAAAACCCAGATGGTGTGCGTTTAAACATGGACGGCATGGAAATAGATCTCATGCCAGATGAAGAAGAAGGTTTTGGCGACAACCTTGCCGAGTACATGGATAAAAGCGAGCTTGAGAAGATTTCAAGTGATTTGATTGAAATGGTAGATACGGACATCAACTCCAGAAAAGACTGGGTTGATACGTATGTCAAAGGCCTAGATGTTTTGGGAATGAAGTATGAAGAGAGAACAGAACCTTGGCTCGGTTCGTGTGGTGTGTTTTCCACCGTTCTTACTGAGGCCGCCGTGCGTTTCCAAAGCGAAACTATTATTGAAACTTTTCCAGCGCAAGGGCCGGTCAAAACAGAAATTATCGGCGCTATTGACAGGCTTAAAGAGGAAGCGGCAGAGCGAGTTAAAGATGACATGAACTACAAGCTCACGGAAGGTATGCCCGAGTACCGCCCTGAGCATGAAAGAATGTTGTACTCCTTAGGTCTGGCCGGAGCGGCCTTTAAGAAGGTTTACTACGACCCAACTATGGGCCGTCAGGCTTCCATCTTTATCCCCGCAGAAGATGTAATCATCCCCTACGGTGCTTCTAGTGCTATGACATCCGAGCGTGTGACTCACATCATGCGTAAGACCAAGAACGACATCCGTAAGCTTCAAGTCTCTGGATTCTATGTGGACGAGGATCTTGGCGATCCTCTCCAGTTCTACACTGACGTAGAGAAGAAGAAGGCTGAGGATCAGGGATATAACCTGTCCGATGATGACCGCTATCAGATCTATGAGATCCACGTAGACTATGACTTACCCGGTTATGAAGATGAAGACGGCATTGCTCTTCCTTACGTTGTTACCTTGGAGCGTGGGACTACAAAAATTCTTGCTATCCGCCGTAACTGGAATGAGGATGATGAGCACCGTTTAAAGCGCCAGCATTTTGTCCAGTACACCTACGTACCCGGGTTCGGTGCTTATGGCCTAGGTTTGATTCATTTGATCGGTGGTTACGCCCGTGCGGGTACATCTTTAATCCGTCAATTGGTGGACGCAGGAACCCTGTCTAATCTGCCCGGTGGATTGAAGACCCGTGGTCTTAGGATTAAAGACGACGATACCCCAATCAGTCCCGGCGAGTTCCGAGATGTAGACGTTCCTAGTGGATCGGTCAAAGAGAACATCATGGCCCTGCCATACAAAGAACCATCACAGGTTCTCTTGGCTCTCTTAAACCAGATCACAGACGAAGGCAGGAGACTTGGCTCAATCGCAGATATGAACATCAGCGACATGTCTGCCAACGCCCCTGTAGGTACAACCTTAGCTTTGCTTGAGAGACAACTCAAGACAATGAGTGCAGTACAAGCTCGTGTTCATTACTCAATGAAACAAGAGTTTAAACTCCTTAAGTCAATCATCAGAGACTACACCCCAGAGTCCTATGAGTACACACCTGTTGCAGGAACACCACAGGCTAAACGGGCTGACTATGACATGGTGGATGTCATTCCCGTATCAGATCCTAACTCAGCAACGATGGCTCAAAGGATCATGCAGTATCAAGCTGTGATCCAGTTGGCTCAGGGTGCTCCTCAGATCTACAACTTACCAGTCTTGCACCGCCAGATGATTGAGGTTCTAGGTATTAAGAACGCAGACAAGTTAGTACCTATAGACGATGACATGACCCCAAGAGATCCTATCTCCGAGAACATGGCATTCCTTACAGGTAAACCAACTAAGGCCTTTATCTATCAGGATCATGATGCACACATAGCTGTACATACATCCATGATGCAGGATCCTATGGTCATGGGTCAGATGGGTCAGAACCCCATGGCTCAACAGATGCAGGCCGCAATCATGGCTCACGTAGCCGAACACATTGCGTTCCAGTACAGATCTAAGATTGAACAACGCCTTGGAGCGACTCTACCTAAACCAGACATTGAGATGCCTGAGGAAGTGGAAGTTCAGTTGTCCAAACTTGTTGCACAAGCGGCGGCTCAGTTGCTTCAGATCAACAAGAATCAGGCGGCTCAACAACAAGCCCAACAACAGATGCAAGACCCGGTCATGCAGATGCAACAGGCAGAGCTTCAGATCAAACAACAAGATGCCCAAACCAAGGCTCAAAAGGTTCAGGGAGAGCTTGCCATCAAGCAAGCAGAACTGCAACTCAAAGCGCAGGATATGGCAACCAAACAAGGCGAAGACCCTGCCATGGCCGCACAGCGCCAGCAACAGGAAATAGCCATGGATGCTATGAGGCATCAGTCTGAAATGCAAAGAGCGCAGGAAGCACACCAGCAATCATTGGTTCACAACCAACAAAAGCAGGATCTTCAGGCTAAACAACAACTTCTTCAAACAATGTTAAACGCTAATAACCAACCGAAAGGTTAATGATGAATCCCCTGCTTGAAAGTTTAAACAAGAAGCTTGATGAACACCTCAAGCAGTTGATTCAGATTGTCAGTGATGGTGGTGCTAAATCCCACGATCACTACAAAGAACTGTGCGGCAATATCCGAGGTCTGCAAACCGCGCAGTATGAAATTGCTGACCTTGTGCGTAGAACGAAAGAGTATGAAGATGACTGACTTTGATGTTAGCGCGGTTGATCTGAGTGGAGTGCTTAACACCTCCACAGAAGAGAAAGCCTCACAAGTGCCCGATCCGGCCACTTACCACCTCCTCTGTATGCTTCCCAAAGCAGAAGAAGAGTTTAGCGAAACAGGGATCCTTAAATCTGCAACTGCGATATACCACGAGGAGCTTCTTTCCCCCGTGTTATTTGTAGCCAAGATTGGCCCCGATGCTTATCAAGATAAAGCCCGATTCCCTTCTGGCCCGGCCTGTAAGGTGGGAGACTTTGTGTTAGTACGTCCTAACACGGGAACCCGCATGAAGATTCACGGCACGGAGTGGAGACTCATTAATGACGACTCAGTGCAGGCGGTGGTTCAAGACCCTCGTGGCATTCAACGTCCAACATAAGGAGTAAATCATGGCTGAAATTGAAAAAACTGAATTTGAGTTTCCTGATGAAAAGGAAGAGAACCCCCGTAAGGGCGGTAGAGTCGTAGAGCCTGAACAAGAAATTGAGGTGGTAGACGATACCCCCGAAGATGACAAGTACAGAACGCCTATGGCTGAACCCCCGCAGGATCCCACGGATGAAGAGTTAGCAACCTACTCAGAGAGTGTTAAGAATAGGTTTAAACACTTTACCAAGGGTTATCACGAGGAACGCAGGGCTAAGGAGTCTGCTCAACGAGAAAAAGATGAAGCAATTAGGTTTGCCCAGTCTATGGTTGAGGAGAACAGGAAGCTCAAAGGCTCTGTCAATCAGGGACAGACTGTTCTACTGGAGCAGGCTAAGAAAGTTATTACTGGCGAGATTGAAGAGGCTAAACGCCTTTACAAGGAAGCTTACGAATCTGGGGATGCAGATAAGCTGTTGGATGCTCAGGAAGCACTTACTACCGCTAAGATCCGCGCAGACAAAGTAAATAATTTTAGGCCTACCCCTTTACAGGAAGAAGAAACTCCTGTACAAATCGCACAACAGGCTCCACAGCCTGCACCCGTGGACGAAAAACTATCTGCATGGCAAGACGAAAATCGATGGTTTGGTAGTAACAAACGGATGACTTCATACGCCTTAGGGTTGCATGAAGAGCTTGTGGAGAGTGGTGTACGGGTAGGCAGTGACGAATACTATAAACGTATAGACACTGACATCCGTGAAAGATTTCCCGACCAAGTTGGAGTCGGGGAGTCCGTTGATGCGAAACCTCAACGTACCAGATCCAATGTTGTTTCGCCTGCAACCCGTAGTACAGCGCCTAAAAAGATCGTACTTACGCAGTCACAAGTGAATATCGCTAAACGGTTGGGAGTTCCTTTGGAACTGTACGCCCGTAAAGTTGCTGATGAAATGAGGAAATAATTATGGAAAAATCTGCTCGTACAGGTCGTGACCTGAGTACCCGCGAAGTTACGGAACGTCCAAAACAATGGATGCCTCCAACACTCCTACCTGATCCTTTACCGGAAGATGGTTATGCGTTTCGCTGGATTCGGATTTCGGTTCAAGGTAGGTCTGATGAAACAAATTATTCCTCAAAGATGTCTGAAGGCTGGGAACCCGTTAAGGCTTCCGATCACCCCGAGATACGTCTGTTCAACGCTTCGGCGGCGAAATTCCCAGACAGTATTGAAGTGGGAGGTTTGTTGCTTTGCAAAACCCCAGTAGAGTTTACTGAAAAGCGTGATGCGTACTACCGCCAACAAGCGGAAGCTCAGATGCAATCAGTGGACAATACGTACATGCGCGAGAGCGATCCGAGGATGCCTATGTTTAAAGAACGTAAGTCCACGGTAACTTTCGGAAAAGGTTTTTAATTTTTAGGAGTTTTAAATGGCAACTACTGCGGCTCCCTATGGGCTACGGCCCATCAATCGTATCGACGGCATGCCCTATGCTGGCGCTACGAGTCAGTTCTTAATCGATCCTGCTGGCGAAGGTACTAACTTGTTTTATGGTCAAGTTGTTATCATCGGCGCTGACGGTTATATCGCTCTGTCTACCGCTACCGGCGCAGACATCACTACCAATAACCTTGGTGGTGCTAACGTAGGTGCAATCGGCGTTTTCGTCGGCGCATCCTATATCAACGCACAAGGTCAACAGATTTACG